ACGCGGTCTATGTGTGCGGCGTTGGGCAGGTGCGCCCACGGCGTTGAGCTTGCGAGGCCGGACGCCAGTGCGGTAGCCATAGTCCTTCTCCTGTTAAGTAGTTAGTGCAGTAACCGCAGGCAGTAGCAGCACTGCGGCATGTTTGTGGTGTCCCTCGGCGGTGTGTATCAGCATCCGGCAGGCGTCCGGCGACATGTCGAGAATGTAGCCTACGTCGTCCCAGGCAACGAGTGCGTGAAGTGCGTCCCGAGCACCGCCCTGCTCATCGTGCGGAAAGGTGCTCTGAGTGCTGCTCTGAACAGAGGCCCAAGCAGCGCCATGAACACTGCCCCGAGTAACACTCCAAGCAGCGTCCCGAGCAGCGCCCCAAGCATTGTCCCGAGTAACACGCCGAGTAACACCCCGAGCAGCGCCCCAAACAGCGTCCCGAGTATTGTCCTGCGCAGTTTCCCAAACTTCAGGGCGTGCCTTCAGGTCGGCGAGGACGCGGTCGATGTGTGCGGCGTTGGGCAGGTGCGACCATGCTGTAGTCATAGCCTCACCACCTGTCCGATAGGTACGTCAGCGGTGGTCGAACAGCAAACGATCAGCGGGTATTCCGGCTCGATATCCGGCCACGGCGTGTACCCGTCCGTAGCGAGAATCACGACCTCGGGGTTGTACTGCCGCACGTACTCCAGCGGTACGCGCATGTCCGTCCCGCCACCACCAGCAGGCTCGAACCTGATTTCTTCCCCTACCTCGAACACCTGCTCCCCACATACCTTGGCGTCCGCCCAGATGACCCTGATGGCCTCGGGTCGCACTGTCTCGGCGATCGCATTCACCTCAGCAGCAACCTGGTTCAGCTCGTCCTGTCCAATAGACCCGGACGTATCCCCGATGATGACGATCTCACCCATGCGCTCGCTATATCGTGCAGGCAGGTACACACCCTGAAACCGTCTGTTGCGCCGTCCCCATGCTTCGTCGTCCTTGGTTGACCGGGTCATGTAGTCCCGCAACAGGTCTTGCCAGCGCACCTTGGGGTTCAACACCTCGCTTACCAGCGCCTCAAGTCCTGCGCTCAACTTGCCCGCCAGCCGTGCAGCGCTCGCCGCCTGAGCTACGCGTTGCCTGATTTCTTGCTGTATTCGCTCTGCTCCTGGTTGTCCTTCGCAGGGTTGTCCTGGCGCTTGCAAGTCCCCACCGAAGTCAGGCTCGCACTCTTCGGGTGGCGGGTTATCTTCCAGCATCCGATACACCTGCTCTGTAGTCATGCCCCGGTACTGCTCATCTACCAGCGCGTTCGGCCATAACTCGAAGCCGTCGTCCTTCAATAGCAGGTTGATTACGTAGTCTCCGGCGATGTTGTACAGCTTATGGTTGCGCGCGCCCTTCCGTGAGATATGCTCGTACATCATATGCCCCAGCTCATGCGCCAGCACGAACTGTGTTACCTCAACGCTCAACCCTGCCATAAACTCAGGGTTGTAGATTATCCTTAGCCCATCAGTTGCCGCTGTAGGAATTGCGTCTGTTGGAATCATCTGCGTGCCCATCAGCAGCACAGAAAAGAAGGGTGACTTGTCGAGCATCCTCACCTTCGCCTTGTCTAGGTTACTAAATACGTGCTTCATGGTTTATTCCTTCCTTTAAGTAGTTAGTGTAACGACAACATGTCGTGACACGTTTAGTGCAATGACCGCAGGCAGTAGCAGCACTGCGGCATGTTTGTGGTGTCCCTCGGCGGTGTGCATGAGCATCCGGCAGGCGTCCGGCGACATGTCGAGGACGTAGCCTACGTCGTCCCAGGCAACGAGTGCATAGGTCGCGTACCAGGCAGCATCCCGAGCAGCGTTCCAGGCAGCGACCCAAGCAGCGTCCTGAGCAGCACCCCGAGCAGCGTCCCGAGCAGCACCCCGAACAGCGCCCCAAGCAGCGCTCCATGCAACGCCCTGAGCATCGTCCCGAGTATCGTCCCAAACAGCGTCCCAAACTTCAGGGCGTGCCGTCAGGTCAGCAAGGACGCGGTCGATGTGTACGGCGTTGGGCAGGTGCGCCCACGGCGTTGAGCTTGCGAGGCCGGACGCCGGTACGTTAGGCATGGTGATTCTCCTGTTAAGTAGTTATGTCACGACAAAATGTCGTGACACGGCATCACCGATGCAGGTTGATGTACTTCTGCGCGTAGGCCTCGAACGCCTTCGTCGTAGCCAATGTGTTATCCCGGCGCACGGCCAGCGTCCACGCTGTCACGGTGTACTCTGGTTGCAGGCGGTCAAGATATTGGTGCGCTGCCGCAGCGGTCTCCACTGTCATCAGCCCCGACAGGCCGACAGACACGGCGTAGGACATGCCCACACCGTCAGGCAGCGCTGCTTTGAGCGGGCTTTTCAGTATACCCTTCAGGTCAGGCATGTCCTTCCAGATTTTTGTAAACCCGAGAAACTCGTACCCTGCACCACTACCCACAGCACCGATGATCGCCGCAATCTTTACATCTTCCGGAACTTCGGCTTTGTAGTACCTGTTCGCCTTCCACCATGTGCGCGGGGTAGCAAACGCCTTGTCCGGGCTAGCCGGGTCGAACGTCGTAATCAAGCTCGGACGGAACTTCATGAACGCTACAAACAGGGGATGCACGCCGTTATCCAGCGCCCAATCAATCCACGTTTCGGCGTCCACTTCAACCTCTACATGCGTGAACCGGTTAGCCAGCGGCGTCGGCATCCGGCTGGTCACGCCTCGGTCGCTCTCCCTGTTACCCGCTGCGATGACGCGCACGTTGGGTCTGAGGATGTGCTCACCCACACGCCGGTCGTTGATGAGCTGATACGCCACCGCCGCCACCGAGGGCGTCGCACTATTGATTTCGTCAAGGAACAGGACGATCCGCCCTTTGCCACTGAATGCCGGGTTGCCCTCGAATGGCAGTGTGGCGGGTGCGTGCCACACGGTCAGCCCTTTATCTTGCGCGACCGGGATGCCTCGCAAGTCCACGCTGTCGTACTGCGACAGGCGGATGTCCACCAGTGTGGCCTTGTTTTTGTCGGCCAACTGCTGAATCACCTCGGACTTACCACCGCCCGGTTGACCCCAGATCATCAAGGGTTCGTTGTTGTCGATGGCTACGAATTGAGCCATCTCTTGCACTTTTGCTACGTTGATTTTCAGCATGGTATTACTCCTTCGTTAAGTCGTTATGTCACGACAAGATGTCGTGACAGTCACTGCTGCTTCCGATGTATAGCCCACATCAATTCTCCTCTATGCTCTCACCTGTGAAGTCTCGCAAGTCTTGCAGCAGTTTAGCCTTGTCTTTCTTTAAGCGTGGCGTAATCAGCCGAATTGATTTACGTGTCGCGGGTATCATCCAGGTGACTATCTCGAACGGGTAGTTAAGTTGCGCTCCTGTAAGTGGGTTAATAATTACACCATTGTCGATAGCGACTTGATCAAAGCGCCCTTCCACTTTGCCGCCCATAACCGGCCATTCCCAATACAGTTCCCCCGTAAGGTACTCACCGTCAGGGTATTTGTCGTTCCAGTGGTGTAGTGCGAACAGCTTTCCACCACCCAAGACTGATACACTATTTCTGCATTTTGGACAGTGGTATCCATATCCATATACATACGTGTCGTTCCAGAAGTGGTCGTTGTGCCGTTCGCAAACCGGTGTACCACCACATGGGCAAAGATGCGCATAATCCTTCATATCAATTCTCCTGTGTTACGGTTAGACCACGCACCTGCCACCGAAGCCATACGTTGTATAGCACCGCGTCACCGCGCTGGTACGGCAGCCAGCAAAAACAGCTACCGTCAATTACCGCATCGAGCATGGCTCGTTTCGTTTGTGCCATTTTAGTGTACTCCCCGAATGTACGCAGGATGCCGTGCACCGTACTGCTGCACATAGCCATACTTGGTATGGTGCGCCTCGCACCAGCGGTTAAGCGCCCTCGTTGCGCTCTCTAAGGTTTTGTAACCGCCCAGCCGTATGTTGTGGGCGGTAGTGCTGTGGCCTGAAGTAGGCGTGAGTGCTATCGCATGGAATGCCATGATGATTCTCCTGTTAAGTAGTTATGTCACGACAATTTGTCGTGACAGTTTAGTGCAGTGACCGCAGGCAGTAGCAGCGTTGCGGCGGCTTTGTAGTGTCCCTCGGCGGTGTGCATGAGCATCCGGCAGGCGTCCGGCGACATGTCGAGGACGTAGCCTACGTCGTCCCAGGCAACGAGTGCATAAACCGCGCCCCGAACAGCGTTCCGAGCAGCGTCCCGAGCAGCGCCCCGAGCAGCGCCCCGAACAGCACCCCAAGCAGCGCCACGAACAGCGTCCTGAGCAGCGTTCCGAGCAGCGCCCCGAGCAGCGTCCCAAGCAGCACCCCGAGCAGCGTCCCGAGCAGCGCCCCGAGCAGCGCCCCAAACTTCAGGGCGCACCTTCAGGTCGGCGAGGATGCGGTCGAGGTGTACGGCATTGGGCAGGTGCGCCCACGCCGTTGAGCTTGCGAGGCCGGACGCCGATGGTGCGTTAGGCATGGTGATTCTCCTGTTAAGTAATTATGTCACGACAAATTGTCGTGACAGTTTAGTGCAATGACCGCAGGCAGTAGCAGCACTGCGGTATGTTTGTGGTGTCCCTCGGCTGTGTGCATGAGCATCCGGCAGGCGTCTGGCGACATGTCGATGACGTAGCCTACGTCGTCCCATGCAACGAGTGCACAGACCGCACCCCGAGCAGCGCCCTGAGCATCGTCCCGAGCAGCGCTCCGAGCAGCGCCCCGAACAGCGTCTCGAACAGCGCTCCGAGCAGCGTCCTGAACAGCGTCCTGAACAGCGACCCGAACAGCAATCCAGGCATCGTCCCGAATAGTGTTCCAAGCATCGTCCCGAGCAGCGTTCCAAGCAGCGTCCCGAGCAGCGTCCCAAGCAGCGCCCCAAACTTCAGGGCGCACCTTCAGGTCGGCGAGGATGCGGTCGATGTGTGCGGCGTTGGGCAGGTGCGACCACGCCGGTGGTGCGTTAGGCATGATGATTCTCCTGTTAAGTGGTTATGTCACGACAAATTGTCGTGACAGTTTTCCGGTGGGGTCGTAAGACCTGCACCGCTTATGCACGCTCGTGGGAACGCACATAAGAAATAGTCGGGGTTCGGTTTTCGCCGGGCATTGATGCCACTCACCCCTCGCCTGCCCTTATCCTCAACCACCCGAGCAACAAGTGCGCAGACGGTGGCTGCTCGGTGTAACGACAACTTGTCGTGACACTCCGGCGGATGGGACAGACTCGCATAGCATCAGATTAACTGCTCTTACGACGGCCAAGCTGGCGCTGAGCTTGCAAGGGCAAGCCAGCATCCACAGGGACAGGTGTAAACCATACCTATGCGCTTGATGTTCGTACTACCTCGTATGTCGCGGATGCTTTCGCCACCCGCCTGCTTAGCCATGCCCGTTCGTTTCTAAGCGTTCGGGAACACTGGCGACATACACGCTTGTCGTGCAGCTTTATACTGCAACAGTCTACGACGTGCTATGCGACTGCCGAGTGTACTACCCGGCAGGTTGTTTGCTTCTCTTGGCACTATCACCACGACGCTGTACTGCGGTACGTTGTGCGAGGGAGATTTGCTAACTGTATACACCGATGAACTTGTCACGACAACTTGTCGCGACAGCCCGCCAGAAGGGACAGCCAAGAGAAGCCCGAATTGTTTAAGATCGCGAATGAGAACCACGTGAGGCGTTGTGGGCTTATTTCTCATTCTATGGTTCCCATTATACACTAGCCTTAACCCTTTGTCAAGCCATAGGTATACTTCTCGCCATCGCCACAACAGCATACGCCTTGGGGACGGACGCCGGGCAGATTACGCCTTCTGGTAACGTCGCGCTTGGTTGACGCCTTCTGGTAACGTCGCGCTTGGTTGACGCTAACACGTGTTAACGGCGCGGCTGTAAGTCGTCATGTGTTAACGTCGCGGCTGTAAGTCGTCATGTGTTAACGTCGCGGCTGTAAGTCGTCATGAAGTCGTCATGTGTTAACGTCGCGCTTGGATGATGCATGATTTGGTGCCACGTGTTAACGCCACGGCTGTAAGTCACCACGTGTTAACGTCGCGCTCGGATGTGGGCTAACTATCCAGTTTTTTGCCAGGGAGATAGCGGATTTATCCAACTTTTATCCAACTTTTTTTTGGTAAGTCATTGTTTTAAAGCGTAATAGACAATTATCCAACTTTTTTTAAGTAGAGTCTTCCCCAGCTTTGTGTTTTTCGGTGGCGAGGGTGGACGACCACACTCGCAACGTGGTTTTTCGGTCTCGCGGGGGGGGCTGTTAAAAAACCGAGATAGTTGGATAATTAACTATTCTAAAAAAAATATATATATATAACAACCCCTTACGACGCTGGATACTATCCGAAAAATTTTTCGTGGAAAAAATACCCTGTGGAATCAATGACGTCCGCCGGATAGTGGCGTCACGTGGTAACGTCGCGGTTGGATGATTTACGTGCTAACGTCGTGGCTGGATGATTGAGGAAACAACCCATAACATTCTCGCTCGTTGATTCACGAGAAGGGCCACCATCCACTGGACATTGTGTTTTGTGCGGCGTACTGAACCACCTGACTACTGAACCACTGAACTACAAAGCCGTTATGCCTGTAACGACACGGTGTCGTTACAGGCATCGGCGCCACAACGCGCCACAACGCGCTACAGCGCGTCGGGATAGGCGCAAGGTAGGGTGATGTGGGTTAAGCCGTTTGAAGCGCGTGGCAACCCCTTGCAGGGCTTCCAATGGGCAAAGAAAACCCGCCTCGCACTAAGCGGCGTGCTGAACCACCGAACTACAAAGCCGTTATGCCTGTAACGCCACCGTGTCGTTACAGGCTGTGGCGCCACAACGCGCTACAGCGCAGCGGATACCGGGCCAAGCCAGGGTGATGTAGGCTAAGCCGTTTGAAGCGTGTGGTGACCCCGTGCGCGGCTTCCAATGGACGAAAAAAAAGCCCGCCATGATGGCGGGCTTTAAGGTGTTGCGGATTACTTGCTTGCGTCCAGACTATTCATGATCGACTCATGGTAATCACGAATCACATCGCGCTGATCATCGGACAGTAGTGCAGCGTACTTCTCGGCAAAAGCCAAAGCAGTTGCTGCCATCAAGCGCACATGCTTTTGCGCTTGTGCAGCGGTTTTGATGCTAACAACGGTATCGGCATCGACTTCGGCATTGGCAGCTTCCGCTTCCGCTTTCGCTTTCGCTTTCGCTTTCGCGGCTTCCACTTGTGCGGGCGTTTTTTCAGTATGTTCGGCGACGAGCCGCTGGACATGGCGCATTGCCGCGTTATAACGCTTGCTGGCAACGGATTCGGCCTGTACAGCATCAGGCTTGCCGTCTTTCTTTGCCGCGCGCTGCGCGGCGCGCGCCGCAGCATTGGCCGTCTTGGCGTCGATCACAATACGTATCGCGGTTTCATCCGGGATATCGAATCGCGTAGCGAGAATGCCCACAACGGCGTTTTCCTTCCAGACCTTGCTGAAGCCGTGGATTTTACCTGTCTCCAACAATGCGATCGTGCTATTCGCATAGGTATGCGCGGCGGCAATGGTATCGGCCTGCACTTCAAAAGTGATGGCGGCGGTTGCAGTGGTGTTAGTTGCTTGCATGATGATTCCTTAAGTAGTTAACCGCGTAGGTGCGGCATATGACAAAGCGTAATTGCTTGCCATGGGTCAATTATACACTAATGAATTGATCTGTGTTTGTCACGACGCTTTGTCGCGACAGAATCAAATGGTAAGAATCCCTTTCTGGCTGTGATGGGGGCAGGGGGGTTTGCGCGCGTATGGGGGTGGGGTGTTCCATGGTCACTCGTGTAGCTCGGTCAATTTTTTCAAACTTAACACACCAAAACATCCTCCGCAGTTGATTAACACACCAAAACACCAGCCACATAGCCACACACCAAAACATCCTCCGCAGTTGATTAACACACCAAAACACCCTCCGCAGTTGATTAACACACCAAAACACCCTCCGCAGTTGATTAACACACCAACACACCAAAACAGCAACCCCGGAAGAAAAATCACCCAAAAATTTTTTCAAAAAATTGACAAACCTAAAAAACTTCGATACAACAACCGCATGAACTATCCCGCACCGGTGGTACGACCCACCAACCCAGCAGAGATCGGTAACTACCCGCCCACGCTGCCAGTGGAGATTGCCCTGCGCGTTGCACCACTGCAACAGATATGCGCGGAATACGGCATATCTCATGACGACTGGCTGGAGCTGAAGGAAGACCCGGTATTCCAGCGCGACCTGACAGCAGCCGTGGCACTGGTCAAGAAAGAGGGGATGAGCTTCAAGCTGAAAGCCCAACTGCAGGCCGACGAGCTGCTGAAAACCAGCTGGAAGATGATCCATGCACCTATTGACGAAGTGCCCGCGTCGGTGCGAGCGGACTTGCTGAAGTTCACAGTACGCGCGGCTGGCTTCGCTGAACCTGCCGAGAAGGTGGGCGCGAACGGCAACAACCTCCAGATCAACATACACTTGGCCTAACCAAAAACATGGCCGACATAATCGACTACACACCACCACTAACAATTAAGCGGTTCATTACGGATTACCGGCCACACGAACTGTTCTACAACTGGGTAATTGGCCCTGTAGGAAGCGGCAAGACAACAGGTCTGTTCTTCAAGCTGGCGTACATGGCCAAGATGCAGCAACCCGGCAGAGATGGCATCAGGCGTACACGCGCGGTGGTGGTACGGAACACTGCGCCGCAGCTGCGGGACACGACGATCGTGTCATGGAATTACTGGTTCAAGGATGGGCAGGCAGGTACATGGCGGGCGACAGAGAGCAAGTTCACGCTGAGATTTGACGACGTGGAGTGTGAGGTGCTGTTCAGGCCGCTGGATACCCCAGACGACGTGGCGCGGGTGCTGTCGCTGGAAGTCACGTTCGCGATCCTCGACGAGTTCGTGCAGATACCGATGGCGATTGTGGATGCGCTGTCCGCGCGTCTGGGACGCTACCCGTCGATGAAGGATGGCGGTGCGACGAACTGGGGCATGTTCGGCTCTTCGAACCCCTCGACAGAAGACAACCCGTGGTACGACCACCTGCACGACGAGCAGAACGTGCTTCAGATACCTCCTGGCTTCAACCCCGAGTTGGAGGAGATGCGGCGACGGACGCTCGGGCTGAGTCCTGACCCCAACACAACGTACTACCTGCAGCCTTCGGGGTTCAGTGAGGCTGCCGAGAATCTGGAGAATCTGCCGGGTGGGCGGGGGTACTACGACAATCAGGCGAAGGGTAAGTCGATCGCGTGGGTCAAACAGTTCATCGAGGCGGAGTGGGGGTTCAGCGCGGCAGGTAAACCTGTGGTGGCGACGTTCAACCCGGACATGCACTTGTCCAGGACGCAGATCAAGTACGACACGGGGCAGCCACTGGTCATCGGCTTCGACCCAGGGATCGGAGGCAGCGCGCTGATTTTCGGGCAGGAGGATGTGCACGGACGGCTGCGAGTGTACGGTGAGCTGGTGCAGGATGGGATGGGGGCGGAGAGAATCATCAACGAGCGACTGAAGCCGTACCTGCGCAGGCGGTTCCCAGGGGTGAGGGTGCTGATCGCGCCTGACCCGTCGGCGGCCAACCGGGCACAGAGCAACGAGAAATCGGTGGTGGATGTGTTCCGCAAGCACTTTGATGTCAAGTACGACACCAACAACCGCATCGCCCCAAGGCTGGCGGCGATCGAGCACTACACGACAAGGCTGACGGACGTTGGCCCGGCGCTGCTCATCGACGAGAAGGAGTGCCCCATACTGGTGCGCGCGCTGAAGGGCGGATGGAGGTTTTCGATGGATACCAAGCGGGATGTCATCAAGGGGGCGGAGCCGGAGAAGAACCAGTACAGTCATCCGGGAGATGCGTTCGGGTATCTCGCAAGGTACTTCGCACGGCTGGGCGAGCGCGCAGAGCGATATGGTGGTAAGGTGCAGTCCACATTCCAGCCACCTGTGTCACGGGGCGCGGGATACCACTTCCGATAGGACGAGCACATGCAAGCAGACCTGACACCCCCGCAAGACATGATCGTGCCCGCGCCAGAGAGCGCACCTGTATCGGTGATCCGGGCAGAGGAGTTGAGGGCGCTGGGGGACAAACTGTCTCATCTGTTCACGCAGTATGTCAGCGACCGCAGGGTTGCTGAGCTGAAGTGGATGCGCAACCTGAGACAGTATCTGGGACAGTACGACCCGGATGTCGAGAAGGAGTTGGGCACCAACAGGTCGCACGCGTACCCACGGATCACACGGGTCAAGTGCATCAGCGTGTTGTCTCGGGTGATGAATTTGATGTTCCCCGGAAATGAGCGCAACTGGGAACTGCAGGCCAGCCCCAGCCCGGACATGGCGCCGCTGGACGTGATGGCGGCGCTACAGAAGGTGATGGCGCGCAAGCAAGAGGGGCAGGATCAGACACCTCTGACAGACGATGACGTGCAGGCTGCTGTGATGGAGCTGGCGCAGGAGCGAGCAGAGAAATTGTCGGTACAGATTGACGACCAGCTGCAAGAGCTGGGTGGGGATCAGTCGATGGATCACATCTCGCTCAATCGCAAAGTGGTGGCGAGCGGGCTGCTGTACGGCATCGGTGTGATGCGTGGGCCGTTCGTTACAGCGATACAGAAGACCAGATGGGGGATTGACACGACCACAGGTGTGCCGGTGCCGCGCGCAGAGGTGCAGTACAAGCCCATGTTTGAGTTTTTGCCGGTGTGGGACTTTTACCCGGATATGGCGTCGAAAACGCTGAGGAACATGGACGGGTATTTCGTCCGGCTCGTGATGTCGCGACATCAGGTTAGACAGCTGGCTGAACGAGCAGACTTTTTCGGTGGGGTGATCCGCAAGTACCTGACCACGACCGGGCAGCAGGGTAACTACCGGGCACAGGCGTTCGAGGCGGAGCTGCGCACGATGGGGGTCAAGATCAACGTCAACGAGCAGAAGGCCGAGACGACGAAGTACGAGGTCATTGTATGGAACGGGCCGGTGAGCGGTGAGTTTCTGTCCATGGCGGGGGTGGATGTACCCGAGAATCGCATGGCGGATGACATCGACGCCGAGGTGTGGATGATCGACAACAACGTCATCAAGGCAGACATCAACCCATGGCGCAAACTTGGGACGGATGTGCGCACCGTGCACACGTTCCTGTTCGATGAGGACGATACGAGTCCGATCGGTAACGGCCTGCCCAACGTGATGCGCGACAGTCAGATGTCGATCTCGGCAGCGTCGCGGATGCTGCTGGACAACGCGTCGGTGGTGTGTGGGCCGAACCTTGAGCTGAACACCGACCTGCTGCGAATGGATCAGGACTTGACTAGCGTTCACGCGTACAAGCACTGGTATCGCGAAGGGCTGGGGGCGGAGGCACAGTTTCCGGCGGTACGGAACATCGTGATCGACAGCCACATGGACGAATTGCTCAAGACGATCGACCTGTTCATGCGGTTCGCGGATATGGAGACGTTCGTTGGGCCTGCCACCGGGGGCGATACAGCACAGGCACCCAGTGAGCCGATGCGTACAGCCGCAGGGGCATCCATGCTGCGCGGAGACGCGGCGCTGCCGTTCAAGGACATCATCCGCAACTTCGACACGTTCACCCAGTCGTACATTACGTCGCTGGTGTGGTTCAACCGTAAGTTCAACCCGCGACCTGAGTTCGAGGGGGACTACAACGTGATCGCGCGGGGTGCGACGAGTCTCATCGCCAAGGAAGTTCGTGGGATGCAGATGGACAATCTGGCGGCTACGCTTCAGCCCGAAGAGAGGCTACATGTGGACGAGCGCAAGCTGATCGAGCAACGGTTTGCTGTGCGTGACTTGAGTGGTATGCTCGTCCCCGCAGCTGAGGCAGAGCGCAGGAAACAAGCTGCAGGAGCGGAGGCAGGGCAACAGTCGCAGCAACAGCAAGAGCTGGTGGCAGCAGAGATTCGCAAGACGTTGGCTGAAGCGTTCAAGAGCGTGGCGCAAGGGCAAAAAAATGCAGCGGGTGCAGAAGCGCAACAGGTGAAGTCCACGCTGGACATTCTGGAGAAGGGGCTGGCAAGTGAACCGCAAGCAGGAAATCCAAGAAGTGGTAAAGTATCTTCAGTCGGCACGAAATAACCACGACGTGCTGCAGGTAGTTCGGTGGCTGGATTTGGTAATTGAGGAAGCGCGAGATGCGCTCGTCACCACTGACCGGAACGGACATGATGCCGCAGCGTCGAAGGTAGTAACATTGAGTGCTGTACGACAGGTACTTACACGCCCTAGTATGGGCGAGACACAAGCAAAGTATTTACACAAGGAGTAAGACATGACCGTAGATGTGCAGGAAGAACCTCAAGATGAGTTTACCGCAGCCTTTGCGCAGTTCGGCACGGAAACGCCCCCTGCTGACGCTGCCGCACCTGTTGAGGATGCCACACCTGTTGAGGATGCCGCACCTGTTGAGGATGCCGCACCTGTTGAGGATGCCGCACCTGTTGAGGATGCCGCACCTGTTGAGGATGCCGCACCTGTTGAGGACGCCGCACCTGCGGTCAGTGATGCTGACCTGATCGCACGCCTTGCGGCGCTTGTGCGCGAGCCTCAGAAAGCGGTAGAGGCCGCCCCCGAGGCCGCCCCCGAGGCCGCCCCCGAGACGAATTTTTACACG